CCAACTGATCCTGCCAATGACTACTACTGGTGGGCCAAGCACGTCGAACCTGAGTTCGCTCGCGTGTCGCATGAGGGGTTCTTGGACCACCAGTCACCGACTCGTTGGCAGACGGTCACAAGACCTGAGTACGTTCGCACCCGGCCCGGCGAGGCCCTGTCGATCAACTGCATCGCCTTCACACACAGGACCATGCGGCGGCTGGCGAAGGGGTTCGCCCATGACCCTCGGCTCGGGGATGAGGGGGCGGTGGACAAGATGCTGCCGTGGATCTGCCGGTCCTTCCACGCGGCCCATCTGGCGTTCGGTCCGCAAGAGCGGCTGATGTCCGACACAGAACTCGACGGCCTGCGCCAGCGGTACGTCGACCTACGAAAGGCGTACCTCGGTGAGTGACCCACGAGTTGCCATCATCATCCCGTTCCGCGACAGGGGCGTCGACCTGCGGCGGGGTGCCAACCTCGAAGTCGTGCAGGCGTGGTGGTACGCACAGGGCATGGAGCCGCAGATCGTTGACGACGGGCTGAGCGGCGACGCGCAGTTCAACCGGCACCGGGCCTACAACCGTGCGGTTTCCAGAAACCCCGATGCCGACGTGTTCGTGTTCACCGAGGCGGACATGCTGATCCCGATGACCCAGATCAGGCAGGCGATCCGGATGAGCCAGTGCCGCACAGCGGGTCTGGTGGTGCCGTTCACCCAGTACCGCTACCTGTCGGACTCGACCACCGAGATCATCCGCGAGGTCTATCAGGACCGGGGCGTGGCCGAGATCGCACGCTGGTGGAGCCTGCCCGTCGACAACCCGAACAGCATCTTCGGCCTCACCCCTGAGACGACGATGGACGAAGGCAGGTCCATTGGCGCCGTCAACGTCGTGTCACGAGAGACCCTCGACATCACGGGCGGGTTCACCGAGGCCACGTTCGGAAACTGGTATGACGACCGGATCACCGAGGAAGGGTTCGCCTACCTGACGGGTGAGAAGACCCAGTTCGTGACCGGCCCCGCTGCCCACCTGTACCACCTACCCGGGTGGACCGGTGCGCATCTGACCCGGGAGGACAAGAACGCCACGCACCGGAACAGGGTTCTTCTGGACGACATGCGCCGGAACATCCGAGAAGACCGGGTGGCCCGAGTCCAGAAACTCATGGCCTACCGCCAACCAAACTAGAGAAAGGCAATCGAGATGGTCAAGGAAAGCCTCGCACCGATGGACCCCGCCGCGAAGGAGGGAACTCCCACACTGCAAGCCCGGGAGCGCAACTGCTACGCGCTGAACCAACTGGTCAAGGAGGTGACAGCCCTGTTTCCGGAAACCTCCTACGAGGTGAGCAACCGCGATGGTCGCGGCGTGGCCCACGACGTGCAGTTCCAGAAGGTCGATGGACTGGACACGCTCCTCGAACTACTGGGCGACCCGGCCTACAACGAGGACCCCCGGATCACCGAGGTGATCGTGGACGAGGAGTACGTGCTGGTCTCGTTCCGCGCCAACCCCCGCGTGCAGGACGACCGCAGCCCGTTCGGGCTGGCCGAGGCCAACGCGATCCTGTTCGGCGGCTCGCTGTGATCGCTCTATGTCTCGTTATCGGACTGATGCTTCTGGTCTGCGGCCTGCTGGTGGGCGCCTGCTTCAAGATCGAGCGGTTGGAGCGCGAGGCTGAGGCGACCGGAGAGCATGAGCACGCCAAGTGCCTGAGCATGGTGGGTGCTTTCGTGGGTGACGAGTTCGCGGCACGGGTACTGACGGCAGCCGCCGACGACTACGACACCGCCGAGGGGCAGGCCAGTGTGCAGCGGTTGATCCACACCGTGTGGGCTCCTGACGGTCCGTCCATGCCGAGCCTGTGGCTACGCGACCGGGCCGAGACGATCCTGTCGAAGACGCACCCATGAGCAGACCAGCCACTCAGGGTTTCCAGAAACCCATCGACACCGGCAAGCGCAAGAGAGTCCGGATCGCGGTGATCTCCTACGGGCAGACCGAGGATGGCCGGGGCTACGCACAGTGCTCGTGCGGAGCCCCGTTCACCCAGCCCCGCGAGAAAGTGCGCGAGGACGCCATCGACCGGCACATCAACCGCAGGCACGGCGGGCAGGGGATCAGGCTGTGACTTGGATGCTCGCGGGATTCGGTCTGATGATCGTAGGGTGCTTGTTCGCGTGGCTGGCAAACCGATGACTCTGCTGATCTGCCCGGTCAGGCCCGGTGACAAGAACGAGGAACTCCGGTACGCCCTGCGCTCGTGGGAGGCCAACCTCGCGGGCAGCCATGACCTGCTGGTGGTGGGCCACTGTCCTCCGTGGCTAAAGCCTGACTACTTCCAGTCCGGAAACCAGTACCGCTCGGCACCACTGGCAGTCTGGGACAACATCATTACCGCAACAAAGGCCGCAGTGCTGATGAACTTCCCCGAAGCCATCTACATGAACGACGACTTCTTCGCTATGCGGCCTGTCCCGAAGGTCCACCCGGTCAAGCGGAACATCACGCTGGCCCAGCACATCGCCATGTTCCCCGACCCCGGCTCGGGCTGGTGGGCGCAGAGCCTCGCTCTAACGGCCTCTCTGCTGGCTGGCGAGGGTTACCCCCACCCGGACTCCTATGAGGTCCACAGACCCCTGCTGGCGCAGCCTGCGGCCATGCTGAGCGCTCTCTCCAAGTGGCGTGGTGGCACTCAGGACGGGGTTCCGCAGTGGCGCACCCTCTACGGGGTACTCAACGAGATCGAGGCCGAGCCCGTGGCGGACGCGAAGTTGGGCCTGCGTGGAGCAGATCCGCACAGCCCGTGGACCAGCACCACCGACCACTCGTGGCCTAGGTACGCCCACACGATCAGGACCCGTTTCCAGAAACCGTCCCGATGGGAGCAACCCGACTAGGCGTCCCCGACCCGGATGACGCTGAGCCGGTCGACCTTGGCGGTGGTGGATGGGATGGACGAATCATCCAGATCCCCCAGCACGGCGGTGATCCGGATGAAGCCGGTGCTGTTGGTCGTGTAGAAGGTGAACGGGAACGGAATCCCGCCCGCGCCCCACCAGTTGAACAGGGAGTCCGACACCTGCTTGTCGCCGTTGGGGAACTCGAACTTGAGCGACGAGAAGAACGTGTCGTCGGTCAGCCGAACCACGACATGCCCTGTGTACGCACCGGGGCGGCGCATGGTCAGCACTGTCGCGGACGGGCCAAAGGTCTCACCCTCCCCCCTGAACTCCATCTCGGGAAGGCGCAGCCAGTAGGTGTTGTCGACATCGATGAGAGTCTCACCCGGCCTGCCGGGCACGCCCACCGCCATAGCAGGGCTCGTGGCGGCATGGAGCCACGCCCCGTACGAGATCGAGTCGGCGTCACTGGGACTGCGCCGGAACACCCTCGTGTACTCGTTTCCAGAAACCAGACTGGTGAAGGTCTGGCGCCCGCCGAGTTCGGTGTCCATGATGACGTGCCCGATGAACGAGTCGGTCGGGTTGGGCGCGTAGAGCGCACCGGGCACTGACGAGTAGTAGCCGTTGAACGTGGCGAGGATGTCGTTGTAGTCGGTGATCCGCACAGCCCCCGACCCGATGCCGGGGCCGACCAGATCGGACGACTTCCGGATGATCGGACGGCGTTCCTCGGTGACAAGCCGCTTGTCCCGGTGCTGGAAGTAGTCGGTCGCCTCGGTCTCGATGCGCCAGTCTTGGCTCATTCCTCCTCCAACTCGACATCATCACGGTTGAAGGGGGACAGCGTTATCGAGACTGTCTCCTTCCCTGCGGTCTCCACCACCTTGACAGAATCCAATTTCTGGTTCGACTCCACTACACGCAGGGTGCCGGTGGACCGAAGGGGGAGCACCACCCCGGGAACCAACTGCTGAATCGAGATGACGGTGTTGGGGTTCACCGTGGTGTTGTCCGGAATCCGGACCACGACGGGCGGTGGGTAGCGGTCATCGATGGAGCGCTCCGCGTACTTCCTGAACGACGCCCTGATGGTCTCCAGCCCGGCCTCGGTGTACGTGCCCGCCTCCGGATCGGAGTCAGAGGCCCACGAGGAGGACAGCATCTCGACCTCCCCGTAGATGGGGTCGATCTCCTCCCCCGTCTCGTCCGATCCGGGCACCGGTCGGACCGCCTCGCCGTAGACACCGTTGCCGTCCGACACCGCGTACCGGTTCGCCATGCTCATCCCGTACTCGGACACGATGGGGGAGGACCCGAGGTTCTCGTCGCGGAACTCCGGCAGGGTGCCGATCCGGTGCTTGGTGCTCCACAGGATGATCCTCCGGCCCACGGCGGTGTAGTCCAGTCCGGAGTTCGACGCCATGTCGTCTATCTCCTCGAACGCCGTGCGGGAGTAGGGCGGCAGGCTCCTGTACTGCTTCGCGTCGTCGTCGTGCTCGATGATGGTGAGGTACTGCAACAGGTTCGGGTCGTCGGGAGCGAGCACGTTCTGGAGCACTCTGGCAGCACGAGACGTGACGGGATCACCCGCTGTGGGGCTGGTCCCGAAGTCGTTCATGGCCTGCTTGATGATCCGCCGGTAGGGATAGGCCATCACGTCCTTGGCATGGACGATCACCTTGTCCTTCTCCCACGCGGGGAGCGTGATCGGTCCCTCCCACACCCGGTCGGTGGTGAACCCGTTGTCGCGGTAGATGACCAACTCGTAGGCCCACGACTGCAAGCGGGCGAGGAGTTCGCCGCAGTCGACGGACCAGTCCTCGATGATGACCTTGGCCGTGCTCATGTCGTCACGCAGCCGCCCCCAGTCCACGTAGGAGAGGTTGGTCAACTCACCCACGCGGATCTTCCCGCCGCGCCGGTAGACGAACACCCGGTGCTTGCCCACCCCCAGCGTGGCGCCTTCGATGGTGCCCTCGGGTGCGTAGACCGGACCAGAGTCCGGCACCGGAACGACCCAGAAGCGCCCGACCTCGCTCCAGTCCGAAGTGGCGTGCCCCTCGTCAGTGACCCGTACCCGCCACTCGTACCGCGTGGTGGCCTCCAGCGAGTAGGCGATGGGGTCCTGCTCGGGCAGGACCAGCGGGGCTAGCGTCGGTGGCTTGACCGGTGAGACGGTGTTCCCCAAGAACGACACGTCATCGATGAGACACCCTGAGAAGTCCTGAATGGGTGAGTAGAACACGAACTGGACGACGACCTTCTCTGCCCCTGTGGGACGCTCAAGATCCTCGAACTCCCAGTAGGTCCAGCCCGGGTCTCCCTCCTCGGGCTCGAACTTGTAGAACGTCCCGTATGTCGCCGTGACATCTGCGTTGGCGAAGGCGAGCAGCGCGTAGTGCTCCTCGACGGCGGGACCTTTGTAGGCCCATCCGCTGAACGAGAAGAACGTGTGGTCCTCATCGAGATCAAAGGTGTGCTTGACGGTCAGGAACGTCGGGGTCAGGTCCGAGCCGGAGACCACCTCCAGCGACTTCGCCCCGGTCCGGACGTTCGCACCTGTGTGTATGCCAAGCACGGCGTCGCCGCTGGGAAGTGTCTCCCACCCGTCGACAGTGCCGCCCTCGAAACCACCGTCTGACAGATACTCGTCCGGCTCCGGGTACGGGGCGGGATCGGCGGTGTTCGGCTCAGGGTCGTCTATCGAGTAGAAAGCGTCCGGGCTGTTTCCAGAAACCAGAGTCGTCCAGTCCTCCTCACCGAACTTACGGATCTGGACCTGCCGCTGCAACTGGTCGAACGAGTTCTCGTGGGTGTTCCGGTACAGCCAGCGGAGGGTGAGTGACTGGCCTTCCACTACCGCGAGGTAGTTGATCGGGCTTATCAGTGACGGGGCAGGAATCTGCGCCGAGATGCCGAGGTCCACCGGCTCGGACCACGGAGAGGTGTTGATCTCCGGAAAGGTTTCCAGATCGAGGTCCGCAGTCTCGTGGCCGAGTGGGTAGTACCCCGGTCCGAAGGTGTCGATCTCGTCCGTGAAAGGCGTGGGAGGGATAATCACTGTCGACGCCGGGTGCCCGTAGTCGAACGTGCGCATCCGCAACTGCCAGTTGCCTGCGGGGAGAACACCGCTTCCCGGCTGCATGTCGAGCGTGTCGCAGAGCAGGGTCATCGTACGGGTGTCTCGGAGCCCCTTGGCACCGTCATGCGGTGCCGCTGGGACGCCTTCGATGTAGTACCCCGGTCCCGGTATCGCGTCCCCGTCCCTCGTGGTGATGGGCAGGTCGATCCATGTCGGGTCGGGAACCGCCACGGTAGGTCTCGGCGCGTACTGGACCTGAACCTCT